TAATGGTGCAAAAACTAATGTTGCGGCTGTTGAGGATGGGTTGGTTCTCTCGACACAAGGACTATTCGATGCGGCAACAGGAAATTTTGATGATGCTACAGGTTTGTTTGATGGTGGTGCAGATGCAGTTCATCTCACAGGTACTTATGAGTTTGATAATTTCGTTGATTTAGGTGCTGTTTATACAAGTAGAGTTTCAACAGATATTTCAGTGATTCGTGTTGAATATGCAGATTTATTTGATTTAGCTACAGGTTTATTTGATGATCGTATCGGTAATTTTGATGGCGATGTTCAAGCGTTTGATGATACAAATGTAGAAATACAAATAGCAACCACTGAAGGTGATCCAAGTGGTTCACCAACTTACACAGATTTTAGAAAGTTTTTTGCAGGTGATTACAAGGCAAGAGCATTTAAGTTTAAGGCGATACTTACAACAACATCCACCACAGCATCGCCAAAAGTAGGGACATTGAAAGTTACAATAGATATGCCTGATAGAGTAATAGCTGAATCTGATTTATCAAGTGGCACAGGTACAAAGACAATAACCTTTTCACCTGCATATAAAACTTTATCAGGAATAGGAATAACAGCACAAAACTTATCAAGCGGTGATTATTATGCTATAACTAGTAAATCAGCAACAGGATTTACTATACAGTTTTTTAATAGTAGTAATACAGGAGTAAATCGAACCTTTGATTATGTTGCAAAAGGGTTTGGGGAAGTAGCGGCATAAGGAGATATAAATGTCAGAATCAGATTATGAAATAGCAAACCAATCATTCCCTAATTTCAGAAGTGATTTAAACTCTGTGCTTGCGGCAATTAGGAGTAACAATTCAAACGCTAATGCGCCAACAGGAAATAATAAAGCCGCTTATCAATATTGGTATGATTCAACAAATGATATTTTAAAAATAAGTAATGCCGCTAATAGTGGATTTATAAGTTTGTTTACGTTTGACCAATCAGGCGGTACTGCAACACCATCCACTATAGAAATTAGTGCAGATACCTCACCTCAGCTAGGTGGCAATTTAGATGTCAACACAAAAAATATTGTTTTTGGAGATAGTGCAAGTGCTTCTGATGACCGTTTGACTTTTGGAGCAGGAACAGATTTATCCATTTATCATCATGCAACGAATGGTAGTTTTATTGAAGATACTGGCACAGGAAATCTTACAATAATCTCAAGTCAATTAGATATTCTTGGCACATCTGAAACAATGGCAAAATTTATTGATGATGGTGCGGTCGAACTTTATCACAATGATGAAAAGAAAGTAGAAACAACAGCAAATGGAATAACAGTTACAGGAACTGCTATTGCTACAACAGACACAGATACTACCAATAGCGGTGACGTTACATTGAATTTTGCTACTAAACAAAATTTTGTTTTAACTTTAACTGGTGCGGTTACTCTTAAAAATCCAAGCACAGAACAAGTTGGTCAATCAGGGTTCATAGCATTCATTCAAGATAGCACTGGAGGTAGAAACGTTTCACTAGAAGGTGATTATGAAATTGCAGGGGGTGGTTCTTCTTTAGATTTATCAAGCACAGCAGGAGCAACAGATTTAGTTCCATATGTTGTTATAGCCTCGAATAGAATTTTACTTGGAACACCACAGAAAGCATTTGCTTAATGTCAGGAATATTTGGCGCATCTCACTTATTTTTTTCTGGAAAGTCAGATTTTTACGAATATTTGGTAAATACATCTTTGCGCTTTGATGATGCAAGCACATCAAAATTAACCAGAACATTAGGCAGTGGTGGCGACAGAAAAAAGTGGACATTGAGTGGTTGGTTTAAGCGTGGTGATTTGCCCAATGATTTTCCAATAATTCTTGCTTCTTATGTAACAACTCAAAATTATGGAATAGTTAGATTTGATTCTAGTGGCAGAATAAATATCGTCAGTAAAATAGCAGATGTGAACGGTATCAACCTATCTACTAAATCATTTCATCTTGATGTTGGGGCTTGGTATAATATTGTGGTAGCGGTTGATACTACGCAAGCTACTGACTCAGACCGTGTTCAGGTTTATATCAATGGCGAGAAAGTAACAGCATTTTTTACAGCCACGTACCCACCCCAAGATTATGATACTATCTTTAATTATAATATTTTGCATCTTTTTGGAAATTCTGGTTTCAGCCCACCACGTAATTATGATGGATACATGGCGCAAATACATTTTGTAGATGGACAACAGTTAACTCCAACAAGTTTTGCGGAAGAGAAATCAGGCGTTTGGATTCCAAAACAATATACAGGTTCATATGGGGGAAATGGTTTTAGATTGGAATTTGAAGATAGTTCTGATATTGGCAAAGATACAAGTGGAAACAATCCTGCAAATGATTTTACACCTACCGCATTAGATACGCATGATGTTGTTCCAGATAGCCCAACTAATAATTTCTCTACTTTAAATGCGCTTTCAAATTCTGGTATGACATTGAGTGAAGGTAGTTTGAGAGTTACAACAGGGAGTGTTACTGTAGTTATCAGTAGCACTATGGCGGTTAATGCTAGTGGTCAAAAGTTCTATTTTGAGGCAAGGGCAAACTCAGTTGGTAATGGAACAGCCATAGGTATAGTGAAAGCTAAAGTTGGTGGAACAAAAAATTATACTTATGCACAAACAGGTTCTATATATTATACTGCTACTAGTGGTGCTATATTTAGCAATATATCAGGTGCAGTAGAGGTATCTGGAGCAACGTACACTGATACTGATGTTATCGGTGTAGCGGTTGACGGAGTAAATGGTACAGTACAGTTCTTTAAAAATGGAGTTAGTCAAGGCACTGTCACTGAGGCGACTATAGGAACTGAAGATTATTTGGCTTATTTTGTTAACGCATCAACAAGTGGCTCTAGTGCTGTTCAATTTAATTTTGGACAAGATAGTACATTTTCTGATTTAGAATCAGTAGCTTCGAATGCTGATGAAAATGGGATAGGAGCGTTTCATCACTCCGTTCCATCTGGGTTTTTAGCGATGTGTACGCAAAATATAACAGAACCGTCTATATCACCTGTAGATGATGAACTTCCAGAAGATTATTTTGAACCAAATACTTGGCAAGGTAATGGCACTTCTCAAAGCAGGTCTGATTACGAATTTTCTCCAGACTGGGTTTGGATAAAAGAAAGAAGTAGCTCATCTAGTCACATGGTTTATGATGTAATAAGAGGAACGGATAGATTTTTACAAACTAATTCAGACGTACAAAATACGTTAAGTACGGTAAACTTGACAAGTTTTGATAGCAACGGATTTAGTCTTGGTAGTGGTGGATCAACAAATCAAAATAATCAATTATACGTAGGTTGGGCTTGGAAAGCAGGGGGAACACCAACAGCAACAAATAGTGCAGGAGCAGGAAATGTTCCCACATCAGGTTCTGTTTTGATAAATGGCGTAGCTTCCACAGCTAATTTAGCAGGAACGATACCAGTAACAAAATTATCAGCCAACACAGAAGCAGGATTTTCAATACAATCGTGGACAGGTGACAATTCTGGGAATGCAACCATAGCGCATGGATTAACCAAAGCTCCAGAAATGGTTATCGTAAAACCTCTAACAGAAACTAGAGAATGGCTTATTTGGCATCAAGGTATAGGTGATAATGATAAAGCGTTTCTATTTACAGATGGTGCTCCTGCAGATAATAGATTCGGACCGAATGCGCCAACTTCAACTGTGTATGGTCTCTACGATGGTCAAGGTAATAGAAATGGAACAGACTTCATTGGGTATGCGTTTCATTCGATAGAAGGCTATTCAAAATTTGGCACTTATGTTGGGAATGGACAGGCTGATGGCACGTTTGTGTACACAGGATTTCGTCCCTCGTTTATTATGCACAAGCGTAATGGTACTGGAAACTGGTTTATTTTTGACAACAAGAGAGATGGCTTTAACGTAGAAAATCATAGACTTTTGGCAGATGATGCTGGTATTGAGGCAGATGCAGGAGCATACGATATTTTATCAAATGGATTTAAAATTGGATTTACAAGTGCAAATGTTAACGCAGGTAACGGTAACTATTTATATATGGCTTTTGCGGAAATGCCATTTAAATATGCAAGGTCAAGGTCTGGTGCAGTTGAGAATGATTAGGGGTAAATAAATGTGGAAATATGGTTCAAGAATAATTAAAGAAGGTAGACCGTGGACAGATGATAACGGAGTCAAGCATCCACGTATGTGGCGTAGATGGACAGATGAAGAAATAAAAGAGCGTGGTTTAGTGTGGCATGAAACATCAAAAAAAGACCAAAATGATGAGGAAAAATGATTGTTATTTGTCTGAAATAGAAATCGATGCTAACATGGATTTAAAGCGCACTGGCAAGATTTAGTGGTCGGAGAATATATTCTATCAAAACTTTTTTTAGAGCAAATTCAATGGCAGAGTCAAGGTTACTGATTGTATAAAAAAATTTAAATAAAACGGATTTAAACAGAAAAAAGGTGTAAAATATGTCAGGTTTAACCATTGTCACACCACCATCTATCGAACCTTTGACAAGTGCAGAAACTATAAATTTTTTGCGCATCGACTCAGGTGTAGATAATATGCTAGTAGAGTCTTTGATTACCACATCAAGAAACTGGGTTGAAAATTATACAAATCGCACTCTTATCAATACCACTTATAAGCTATCTTTAGACAACGTGAATGAATTTGATGTTCCTGTTCGTGAAGGTTTTTACACAGGTCCTTTCAAATCGATGTATATTGATTATATCGCTTTGCCAAAATCCCCTGTTTCTAGTGTAACCCATGTAAAATATTTCAACGATAGTGATGTAGAAAGCACTTGGTCAACATCAAACTATTATGTTGATACAGCTAGAATACCATCTAGAATTGTTTTGAGAGATGGCGGTTCATTTCCAACAGATTTGAGAAATGCGAATGGCATAGAAGTGACTTATGTTGCAGGGTATGGAGCCAATAGAGCAGATGTTCCAGAAGCCATTCGAACCGCCATGTTGCAATATGTATCGCATTTATATGAACACCGTGGTGATGATGAAGGAAGAACATTGAACCCACCTGTTTTGATAAAAACTCTTTTGCAACCTTATATTGTTATGGCTTATGGCACTTCAGCTTTTCAAGGTGGCTATTGATGGCAGTAGGAAAAATGCAACATAGGCTTGCTTTGCAATCACCATCTCGCACTACTGATGGTGGTGGATCAGGCAGAACCACTTTTTCAACGATTGCAACTGTTTGGGGTAGAATAGAAGCAAAAGGAGGAGCAGAGCGTTTTTTTGGTGACCAGAATGAAGGTAGAACCACTCATACTATTACTATTAGATTTAGAAGAAATATAACAATCAAAAATAGAATAGTTTATCAGTTCACATCTGATAATGTTTTATATACAAGAACATTCAACATCAAAAGAGTTGAGAACAAAAATGAAAGAGATAAATATTTAGAATTATTTTGTGAGGAGGGAGTAGCAACCTAATGGCAAGAGTAGCTGTAAAAGTAACATCACGACCAAGATACAATATGACGGCATCTCAGGCTATGATGAATGTTCGAAAAAATGTTGCAAAAGCAGGGTTGTTAGTTCAGAACACAGCTAAGACAAATATTCAACAAGGTCAGCCCAGAAGTGGCAGACTCAGAAAAGATGGCACAAGGTCATCTGCTGTAGATGAATTTCCAAAATCAGATACTGGTAATCTTGCGAATAATATATTTCTAAATTTTGATGCTGATGGTTTAGGAGTAGCAGTTGAAAGTAGGATGGAATATTCAGCTTGGCTTGAGTTTGGAACAGAAAAAATGGGTAAACGTCCTTTTTTGCTTCCATCTCTGAGAATGAATAGAGATAAAATAAACGCTTTATTGAGAAGCGTGCTTTAAAGGTGATTTAATGGCGCTACACAGTTGGGAATTACAAAAGACAATATTTTCCACGCTAAATTCAGCTAATCTGACAGATGAGGCTGGTACAGCGATTAAAGGTGTTTTTGATGATGTGCCAGAATCAACAGAG